CACCATCGGTCAGCGGTATCGCTCATGGAGGTCTTGATTATGTACCTAAAGAATCAACGTACTTACTAGATAAAGGCGAGCGCGTATTGTCACCACGTCAGAATAAAGACTTGGCCAACTTTATGGAAAATGGTCAAAAGGCGAGTTACGGCGGCATCACTATAAACGAAAGCCCAGGCGCGAAAGCAAATGTACGCCGCGAACCTAATGGTGAAGTGACAATCGATATGGTCGATAAGATGATTCAGAAATCATTTCGCCGCATTGGTAATGCTAACTCTCTCGAGAGTAAAAGTATCCAACGTGGCACAACAGCAAGGGTGAATCGCTTATGAATAATTTTGCGCTATGCCCGCTGCAAAGGGGATACACGCCTGAAGTAGCAAACAACCTATTAGAGCAAGAGCTAATGGGTGGGTTTGCACGACAGCGCGTCCAGTTTGTCAATAACACGCACACTGTCACAGCATCGGTCATGCTTGATGAAAAAATAAAGCAGCAATACTTTTGGGCGTTTTGGCGCAGTCATCAGGAAAATCCACGTCCGTTTCTTTGGCGCTTGGTTGTTGATGAGACTGAATCTACAACCTACGTCTGTCAGTTTATCGCCGGGTCGCTACAGGTTGGTGAGCGTGATGGCAAAGTTTATAGCGTGTCCTTTGCCTTACGCTTAAAACCAAACTATACCGGTAAAGATTTTGACGAAACCATTATTGGATTGTGGGAGTCCGGCGACCCGCGCAAATTATTAAACTTACTTGCAAAGCTAGTCAATGAAGATTTACCAGATGCGTTTGGAGATTTGTAATGGCAGTAACGATTGACGACATCAAAGACCTACATCTTGATAGCTCGCCCAGTATCGCCGCACTCGAGACATTGGAGATTAGTCATAGTCTATGGCCAAAGCCCATCCGCATCGTTACCAATCATGCTGACGGCATTGATGCCATGCTCGAGACGGGTGTGGGGGTTAATTTCGAGTTTGCGCCCTTGTTGATTAATAAAGGTACGACCTCCGATGACTTGGACCAGAACCTAAACATCACCTTGGGCGACTTGGGCGAGATTGTACCGCCACTCATCAAACAGATAAGAGCGTCAGACAGTGACGAGTACCCGCAAGTCATTTACCGGCAGTATGCCTATGATGTGGCATCTATGTCTTTTGCCAAAGATAAGCCTATCGATATTATCAAAGGTTTGTTTGTTGAGCAGATGAGCCGTGACCATCAAGCCACCACGTTTGAAGCCAAGACGCCAGATAAAAACACGGTCGCTACAGGGCGCCCTTATACGCCTGAGGATTATCCCGACTTAAAAGGATTGTTATGAAAAGCATTGATCCTTTACTTAATCGTAAGTTTAACCGTGATAATTATCACTGCGTCCATTTTTTGATAGATGCTGGCAAGCACTTATTTAATTATGATTTTAGTCATTGTTTTTTAGGGTTAACTGGTTCTTTGAATGCATCGCTGCGACCAACAAAAGCTGGCATGAAGCAAGTGGCGCTTGTGGATAAACCCAGTGCTGGCACCATTATGCTGGCACTGTCGCTAGACAATAAGCATCATGTCGGTTTGTACTACTGTAATCGATTTCTGCATTTGCCTGAAAATGGTCCACGTTTTGAGACGTTGCGTAGCATCAAGCGCAGATATAAAAAGGTAAGTTTCTATGACGTTAAAGATTTTTCATAATGAGCTTGATGCCAGCGACTTCACTGAGCATAGCTTTGCCTGCTTGCTGACTGAATGGTTACAAGTGCGCGAGCAATACCCAGCCGCGCGCTTATATAAAGACACCATTTGCGTGCAGAACGACATTACGCCAAAGACTAAGGTTGATGCGTGGGCGCTCAAAGATATAAAAGGCGATTATCAAATACTGTGTCATGCAGGTTTTGAGCCTGTCACTTGGGGTATTATTGCCGCGGTATTGTCAGTGGGTGCAGCAGTTTACACTTACATGAATATGCCAGAAATAAGCGCACCACAAGATGTGGCTGGCTCGCCCAATAACAGTCTCGCCCAGCGTCAAAACAAGCATCGTGTGGGTGAGCGTGTGCCCGATATCTATGGTAGGCGCAAAGTAATTCCCGACTTGATATCAACAGTGTATCGGCATTACCAAGATAACATTCAGGTCGAGGAATGTTTGCTTAGTATTGGTACCGGGTATTTTGCAATAGATGAGAACACCATCTGCGAAGGTGAAACGCCCATCAATACTATTGAAGGCGCGTCTATCAGCATCTACGAACCTGGTCAATCAACCATAAGCCCAAACCCACAAATTAAAATCGGTGCTTTCTTTGATGATTTGCAAATCGTAACCAAGCAGGTCAGCTCAATTGATGGCAAGCAGATATTAAAATCGCCAAATAACGGGCGCTTGAACTACAAGGGACTGGCGTTTGTAGCACCAAATAAAATCACGGTATCAGCGTTTCAGGGGAAACAGGATGACATTGCATGGAATGGCGATACTTCGGGTTTTGTTAATAATATTTTTACAGCCTGGGCAGATTTCACAAGGGAATTCTCAGCAGGTGAAAAAGTTATTATTAGTGGTGCGGTTTTTGGCAGCAAAGAAGATAGGACTATATCGGGTAACACCAACGTTAATATAAATGACGGAGTATTAACCATCGCAAGTGTTATGGATATACCAAATCCTAATGAGTATAAAAAAATAAGAATCACCTCATTACTTGTGGACGGTGATAGTGGTGAAAGCCTCAATCTTGCCGGTGAGTATGCTGTTGATTCGATTTTAAAGTCAGGCAGTCCGGGTGCCTATATTTACGAAGTCACTCTATCGAGCGGTTTTAAAGATATTAATCCAAGTTTTTATCTGCTAACTATAAATACGGTGGGCGTAACATCAGCCGTACTGACAAGTAATGAGAATAATATCGACTTGTCTGGCGAGTATACAATCTCAAACCTCACAGACAGCTACCTTACCTTGCTTAATCCAGCAACGGTTAATGAAGACTGGAATAGAATTAATGAAATAACATCGCAGCAAGCCGAAAATTTTAAAGAGAAAACAGTCTCTTTTAACTCGTCAAAGAACAACTTTACGGGCTGGCTGTATGCGGGTAGCAATGATAGCACTGGGTTTATTCTTAATTTTTTGGCGAACAGTGGTATCTATCAGGGAGATAGAGCAAAGCAAGTTGCAATTGAGGTTGAATACCAGGCTGTTAATGCAGCAGGCGTGCCTACCGGTGCAGTCCTGAAGCATGGCGGTGTCATGCAGGGTATCGCTAATGATCGCAACCCAATAGGAATGACCTTGAAAAAAGAGCTGCCGGCAGCTGGTCAGTTTAGATTTAGGGTGCGCCGCGTCAATGATAATGGTGATGCAGCCGACTTGATAGATGATGTGGTTTTTGAGAGTGCATACAGCTACTACCAAACTAAGAAATCAGTTTATGAACATGACACGATTGTCCGACTTCGGCGCATGGCTATTGGCTCTGGTACCAATGCCAGTGAGCTGAATATGATTGCTCATCGTAAGCTTAATACTATTGATGGTTTTCTGCCTACGAGCGACTTTGCTGATATCACTATTGCCATAGCTCTTGACCCGTTCATTGGACGGATGGATGCAAACGAAGTTGATAGTGATTCTTTGTATGAAATCAGCGATGAGGTTGCTGCTTATTTTGGGACCGATAAGGCGACTGAGTTTAACTACACGTTTGATGACAAATACGCCAGCTACCAAGAAATGGTATTTGCTGTGGCTGAAGCGGTGTTTTGTACAGCGCGGCGAGAAGGGGGCTTACACTATTTTAGCTTTGAGCGTGAGACGCCTAATAGCTTGGCGTTATTCAATCATCGAAATATTGCGCCAGAGAGTATGTCTGTTACTGAGTTTTTTGGCATACAAGATAATTATGATGGTGTAGAGTTTAAATGGCGTGATCCGTCAGATAATTATAGCGAGGTAATTCTTAAGTTGCCCGATGAGTTACGCACCAACTATAAGACGATTGATAGCCAAGGTGTGACTAACCATATTCAGGCTCATTTCTTGGCGTACAGAGCGTGGAATAAGCTGAAATATAACCGCAAAGCTATTGAATTTACCGCATATGGTGAGGGCGACTTGGTGACACGTATGGATAGAATAGCAGTTGTTGATTCGACAGTGCCTATATTATGCAGTGGTCAAATCGAGCTGCAAGAAAATACTGTTTTGACGCTAGATTATCCTGTTGATTTGGACGCTGGCAAGAGCTACGTCATTCATCTGCAGCTTAAAAATGGGACCGTTGATGTAATTGATATTGTTGGTCAGCCTGGAAGTTATCAAGTCGAAGTTGCTCGCATACCAATGATGCCGCTGGTGACCGCTGGCGTGACGCATGCTGTGTTTAATATCACTGAAGCGACAGAAGTGGATGCTGATGCGTATTTGGTCAGTGAGAAGTCAGGGAAGGGCATCTTTGAGTCGACGATAAGTGCAATGGCTTATGACAGCAGGTACTACCCAAACGATAAAGACTTTATAAACGGCTTAATCACCTAAATTAATATAAACAATCACTCAAAGCCTCGCATCTAGCGGGGCATTTTTATGGGGAAAAGAAATGCCAGAATTATTGACGATGCAAGATTTGGCTAATGGCCACTTAGATGTTAAAGCGCTGGGTGAAGCAGCCAACGGCGATGAAAATACGATAGTGACGACGCGCACTGGGAATACATATCCGTCTGCCGAAAGAGCTATTAATACAATGTTTAAGAATGGCGGCTTACCTGCCACGCCATTTAAGACCAAAGTATTGATGACGGCAAGCGCATTAATTGATGGTAAATACGCGATGGTCACTGACGATACGGTTAATAACGGCTTGTATGTTAAGACGGCAGGTGCATGGGTGAGGAGTGAATATGACCCATTAACGCAGTCAAAATTGTACACTGATACAGCAAAGCAGTCTGCTATATCTACAGCGGCAGGTGACGCAACCACCAAAGCTAATGCAGCGGAATTGAGTGCAAAGGCTTATGTAGATGAGAAAATTAAAATCTCCTTAAACGACCCCGAATATCTTTTTTGTATTTCGGACAGGGATTCTAATTTGTTATTTGCAATCACTTGGCAGGGCGAAGTGATTGGGGACTTTAAGATTCTACTTGAAAACATATCAGACTTTCCAGACTCTTTAACCTCTTTAACCATCAAAGACAATTTTGAAGGTGAGTTATACGAAATTGCAGACCCACAAGGTAATATTTTAGCTCAAGTAGAATCTGACGGTACTTGGGTTCTTCCTGCAATTCGTACAACTGTATTAGACAGTACTGAAATAACTGGGGATAACCTTAATTTAAGAGAATCCACCGAGGCAGATATTACAAAAGAAAAATTAATACGTGTACCTGAGCAAAATTATTTGCGATTGGATTTAAATTTACTAAGACTACCAACAGACACTTCAGATGCTCGCTTAGCAGAAACTGGTACTTGCACAATTTCGGACTCGTCTAAAAACATCATTTATGCTAAAACCAACATAGAATTGGCGGTGCAAGGGAACGCCAGTCGGTTGTTTAACAAGAAGAATTACACTATTGATTTCTATAATGATGATGGTGATGAATTAGAGTTGAAGTTTGGTGACTCAATTGCCTCAGATTCATATCATTTAAAGGGATTCTATAGTGACCCGTCACACATGCGTGACCAAGGTGGGTATCGTAGTTGGAAAGAGCTAGTTCAAAAACTGGATTATCCATACTCTAAGATTAACAATATTGTTTATTCTGCTAGTCCGTCAAGACCTACAAATGCGGAATTTACAGCAGACGCAAAGTATTACCCACATGGATTCCCCGTTGAAGTGTATTTGAATGGTGAATTTTTTGGTCTATATACACTTAGATTTAAAAAGTCACGCAACAATTATGCACTAAACAACGCCAACACAGACCATATCTTCTTAGACTCTGGTACTTATACCGCCCTCTTGAAAGAACCATTTGATGCGACGGATTGGGAAATCAAGTCTCCAAAAATGAGTGGTTATGATGATTTAGGGCTTATACCTCCAGCTTTCACCGAAACGGTAGGTGCCTCTTGCACTCGTTTATTTGAGTTCACAAGAACTTTAAGCACTTCTTATCCGAACCATGCGGATTACATTGTTTTACCACACTGGATACTGTGGTATTTGATGTGTGAACTAACAGGAGATTGGGACCACAACGGTAACAACTACAACATCATTACTTGGAACAATCAGCAGTGGAGCATTATTCCTTATGACATGGATTGGACTCTAAACTGGACCACTGGTTTCGGTAACTTACAATCATCTGACCTGCTTTCATCCGATATTTGGACTACGTTCCGAACTGTATTTGCTCCTGAAATCAAGTCCTTATGGACTAAATATCGAAAAAATGGAGATATTACTGTTGAAAAAATGGCTAAACATTATAGGAATGCTGTTAGTAACGTGCCACGGGATATTTACAAAGCAGACAAAGCCAAATGGGGCAGTCAGGAATACTTCGGAAACGTGAACTATCCAGATTTAGAACAGGTTTACAGATGGTTCGAAGCACGAATCGAATACCTCGATTCAAAATATTTAATCGTATAAAGGAGATTTAAAATGTCACAAACTTTAGTTATCAGAACACCAGATGCGGTGTCTACAACATCAAGAACATTTCCAAGGCAAGGAATGTTTAATTTAAAAATCACTAAAAATGATACGTTTGACACAGTGGAAATCTGGTTCCGTTGCGGAGCTAGTAATATCACACTAGAGCTAGCAGGAGCTTCGTTTCAATCAACAGCGCAAGTTGATAGAGTAAGAAACATACCACTAACCCCAACGGTTATCAGTGGTTCGACATTAGCATTAACGTCGGGCGTTATTCAGTATATGAAAATTAAGTTGAACAACGGCATATCTGTTGCACATTTACGTTGTAGCTATGCAGCCAAAAGCTTGAACGCATCAGTTGCGGGCGGAAACATCAGTGGTCAAGCGTTTGTTGATTACAGTAAAAAACCGTATATATCTACAAATCTGGAAAGAATGTTCGCTACGTATCCTGTAAAGACTGATTTAACCAAGTGGGATATGACCTCCGTTACTAGCCTCAGAGAGATGTTCTTATATAACACAACATTCAACCAACCTATTGGCAATTGGGACGTTAGTAATGTAACTGATATGCATTCTATGCTCTCTGATGCATCCTCATTCAACCAACCTATTGGCAATTGGGACGTTAGTAGTGTAATTGATATGATGTTTATGTTCGTTAGGACTTCCTCATTCAACCAAGACTTGTCTAACTGGGCTTCAAAATTTAATGTTAATGTTAATTTAGCTATCTTTTTTTTAGATACTACATGGGGTACTACCAATTACGACAAATTCTTGAATGCTCTTTGGACAGACATTAACACCACTCGTCCGCAGGCTTGGGCTTTAAGAACAGAGTCTAAATTACTGGGAATGGGCACTTCGAAATATTCAGCAGCAAGTGCCGCAGCAAGAGCCTCTTTAGTTTCAAATGGCTGGACAATTACCGATGGAGGATTAGCAGCATGAGTCAATATACAAGTAAAGATGGTCAATTTTATAAAGTGATAGACAAAAACAGCGGCGAGTTTATTACAGCAGGGGAGCTAGAAGAAGGCATTGAGCTTGCCACAATACATATCGTTGAGTTTATTGATAAAGTAACGTATGAAAGTCTAGTGGTAGACGACAGACATTATTTGTGATGAATGTATAGCTAGAAAAATTCTAGGGGGCTGAATAGCCCAACAAACCACCGCCAACTCCACCTTTAATGAAATCAGGGTTTTTTATTACCAAAAATTTAGGAGAGACAATGCTTGAGATTAAATTTAAGCGGCTATGGTGGGCTTGTCTCATTGCTATAGCCGTCAAAAACTAGCCACTCACTGAGTGGTTTTTTTATGTTCAAAATTTGAGGGGAGATGATGACAGATTACTACTACTCAGCCGTTACCACTGTCAAACACTTGGCACTGTCAGCATCGGGCACGATAGCCGCAGCTGCAAGCATAGGACAACAGTTAAACGTACCTCACGTTTACCTGAACCTACAATTGCCGTACTGGGTGTTCTTACTGTCAATGGTGCTGCTTAACTTCGTTGGTGCATTTTTTGCGCTTAAAATTGACTATATGCAAGCAAGTGGGAGTGCGGTTAGTAACTTTTTTACAGCGGTTGTGGTCGGGCTAATACTATCGTTTATTGTGATACCGACTATCAGTCCAACGTCGGGCGTTGGTTTGATGCAAATTGCAGCATTTGTATCAGGTCTTTGCGGCACGATTTTACTACGGGTAATTATCAACATACTCAATCGTCAAGACTTACAAGAGGCGATTGTTGATCTGATTGTCAGCAACAGTATCAAGCTTGCAAAAACCGTGGTTGAGTTGGCGGTTGAGCATACTTCAAAAGTTGTGACCATCTTGCTTACCACTATCATTGCGTCATTTGTGATAGTACCGAGCATCAATGACAGGATTAATAATGAAGCACCACAAGCTCAGGTAGCGGAGGTGTCGGATGATTAATATTATTAGCTACATTATACCGTTTCTTGGTTTGATTATATGCCTCGTCACTATCTTTACTCGCAAGATTGATACTAAGTGTTCAATCAGGGTGAGCAAGATGTGCTTGTGGATGGTGATATGGACAATCGTGCTTTTCCACGATTATCCCTATGATGCGCTAAAGGCAGTCTCAATCATGGTGGTCAGGCTATGTATGTTAGCGGTTAATACCTTGTATATCATCGAGGCGCTGCGACCAAAGCGCAAGAAATTTAATCAGTATTAAATACAGCCTCAATTTTGAGGCTTTTTTAATGTCTAAAATAAGGTAAAATTTATGAGCGTATTCGACGCAATTTTCGAGCGACTAATGAAGCACGAAGGTGGTTACGTCAACCATCCAAACGACCCAGGCGGCGAAACAATGTATGGCGTGACCAAGCGAGTAGCGCAAGCGCATGGTTATTTCGGTGATATGCGTAAGTTGCCAAAATCTACTGCTAAAGCGATTACCGAGAAGTCATACTATAAAGCAGTGAAGGGAGATCAGTTAGACCGATTGATTGCATGGCAGTTGACAGATGCGGCATATAATCACGGCAATCGCCAAGCTGTTAAGTTTCTGCAGCGTGCAGTTGGCGTTACTGCCGATGGGTTGATTGGTCCGCGCACGCTTGCAGCAGTTGCGGAGATGGATAAAAATGACGTAGTGTTTTTATTCTTAGCGGAGCGCCTAGAGTTTTTCACCAACCTTCGCATTTGGCAAACTTTCGGTAAGGGTTGGGCTCGTCGTATCGTTGGAAACCTACGTTACGCAGCAGCAGATAATTAGTCTGTGACATGATTCTTGACATCCTATCGTCATACGCTATCACATCTAATCACATTGCATAATCGTAAGTCATTGATATTATTAAGAGTGAATTTGATAGCGTTTGATAGAATGTGATGTAATCGGGTTCAACTCCCGCCATCTCCACCAAACAACGATAAAGGGCTGACCGTCATAGACTGTTAGCCCTTTATTTTGGGCATTTTTCAGGTATATAGAGGTATAGCGTCCTATACATTAGACGATTAAGTTGTTCTTACCCTATAAAATATACTCATTCTAATCGTCTGGTCAAAAACTAAGATTTTTTCATCTTAGACTCGCGTTTTTCTTGTCGCTCTTGGAGTTCTGATAACTTGTCTATAATCATAGTAATTTGAGAAGTATTCATTAGGTAAG